AACAACACTGAGGGTGGTGCAATCATCCCTAGAGGTTCTTCTCTCGTAGGTTATGACCTAAGAAGAACTGTTGTTCGTCCTATGTACGTTCCTGATCCTGCTGTAACGGAACGTGAAATTCCTCGCTCTGCAATCTTTAACGTAACTGGTGGTTGTTATTTCTGGCAGTTCACTATTAAAGATGGACAAACGACTACTGAATCTCCTCTATATGATGTTGCAGATGGTACTGGTAAGGTTTACTATGATCCAAATGACTTTACCAAACTTGCAGCACCTAACTATTCTCACCATAAACTAACTGTATTTGAATATGCAGATACTGAAGAACTAGGTATCTTCTATAGAAAGATTGCTAAAGCATTCTCTGCATACCAACCTACAATTGATGATCCAGGTGAATTTGATTTCAGAGTCCAAGAGAACAGAATTGTTGGTCCTCTATCTGACTCTAGAGTTATTGAGTCTTTGACTCTAAGTGATGCTACGACTGATCCTAGTATCCCTGCTTCTACTGCTGAGATTGAAGTAACAACTAAAGTTGATCATGGCTACTTCCAAGGTCAGTTTGTTGCTATTGCAAACACTGAGATTGATGATGTATTAGAAGGTATCTTCCAGATCAAATCTATTGATCAAAATGATGCTCGTAAGTTTACATATGAAGTACCATTTGTTGTAAGTGCAATTGGTAGTAATATTGTATCTGGACAGACTGTAAGTGTTGACACTACTCCTGCTCTAGGGCAAAATGCACAAACTCTAGCAGAGGTTGACTCTGTTGAGTCTGCATCACCTTATGTGTTTAACGTGTCTATTCGTTCTACATGGGGTATTTGTGGTATCTGGGCAAATGGTCTTAAGGCAACAGGCTTTAAGTCAATGGTTATTGCTCAGTACACGGGTGTATCGTTGCAGAAGGATGATAGAGCGTTTATTCGTTATGATGAATATACTAACACATGGAACCAAGCATCACTTGTAGACGCATTTGCTACTGTTCCTTATCACACCAAGGGTGATAGTTATTGGAAGGATGAGTGGAGAAACTTCCACGTTCGTGCATCTGAAGACGCATTTATCCAGAACGTTTCTATCTTCGCTGTTGGTTTCGCTGATCACTTCCTAATGGAAAGTGGTGGTGACATGTCCATCACAAACTCAAACTCCAACTTTGGTAACACATCTCTACATGCTATTGGTTTCAAAGGTTTTGCCTTTAACCAAGATAAGGGTGGTTACATTACTGATATTATTCCACCAAAGCAGGTACAAGATAACGCTGCAAGCACTAAGAAGATCAATTATTATACAATTGATATTCAAGGAACTCTACAGACTTCGCAGAATTATACCAAGTTATTCCTTGGTAGTGACGAGATTAACAGTCCTCTAACACGTCCAGCTGCTACCATCACTGGTTATAGAATTGGTGCTAAGTCTGATGATAAACTATATGTCAAACTGGATCCAGCAGCTGGTACTGATGAATTCTTCAATGCATCCCTAGAACCAACTGGTTTCGTTAAGTATGTTGCTAAGGGATCGGTTCTCAATCCTTCTGGTGGTGTTGTTAACAGTGTCTATGCTGATGCTGCTAACCTCATTGAATCTAATCGCCGCATGATTCAGGAGGAAGTCTTCGGATATATCCTAGAGAAGTACCCTAGACTTCAAAATATTCCTTATGTTAACCCTGGTCTAAATCCTGCAGGTAACAGATACTTTGATGCTCGTAACCTAATTGCTGCCAACCGTCAAGAGATTGTTGACACAGCATTTGATGACATGATTAGAACCTTTGGTTCTACTGTCATTCAAGGTATTGGTGATGGTAAGTGTAAGCGTGACATCGGTCTAATTGTTGATGCTGTTGCAGAAGACCTTAAGGATGGTGGTAACTCAAATGTTATCGCTGCAACCAGAACATACTTTGATGGTGATGGTAACCCACTAACTAACGGTCTAGTTGGTGAAGAAACATATGCAACCTATGCATTCCGCAGAGCTCGTGATCTTTGCAAGCAAGCGATTGCTAACCTACTGACTGTTAAGGCAGACTTGTATGATCCTGATCCTAACAGCAACCTTGCTCCTTATGGTATCAACGTCGGTAAGACAGGTTCTCAAGCAGAACTAGATGGTGATACAACTAACGGTGTAACGATTGACCTTGCACTTAAGGCAGATCCAGCATCTCGTTATAAAGATGCACGTAACAGAATTGTCGCCAATAGAGAGTTCATCCTAGACGCTGCACTTGCTGAAGTAAGTGTATATCACCCTGACTTCTATATTCCTGGCGACTCACAAACTAATGCACAATCAAGACTTGCTGATGCATTCCGTCTGATCAGAAGAAACTCTTCTGAAATTAGAGATAAGGCACTTGCATCTATTGCTGTCTCTCATCCTGATTTCTATATTGATGGAGACAATCAAACTGATGGTGGTTCTAGATATGCTGATGCATATCGTTTGATTGCACAGAACAGAGATCAAATTGTTGATACTGCATTAGCAGAAATTACAGTAGGACATCCTGATTTCTTTATCCCTGGCGATCAACAGACAGACGCTCGCTCTAGATATGCTGATGGTTATCGTTTGATCCAACAGAATAAGACTGATATTATTGATGTTGCATATGCAGCGATGCTCGCATTGTATCCAAACTATGATGGTAACAATGGTAATACCTTTGGTACTAAGTGTAAGCGTGACATGGGCATCTTCGTTGATGCTGTATCTCTTGACTTATTTGTTGGTGGTAACAAGTATTCCCGTAAGTTTGTATCTGAATACTTTGATGGCAATGGTAACTGGATTTCTGGTGGTCTACAGGGCGAAGAGACTGCATCTGTTGAGGCATTCAACCAAGCAAGAGATCAGATGAAACTAGCAGTTGCTAACCAACTTGCTATTCAAGATCTTACAGTTACTGAGGGTCCTGCACAATATGGTGGTGGTGGTGGTAACATCTCTAGAACTAATTCTGGTGCATGTGATGATGTACAGTCTGCTATTGTAACTCTTACTGATATTATTACAACTCAGATTGCTGCTGGTAATCTTAATGCACTTCCTGCTGAGACACCTTATGAAGCTGGTCCTGGTGAAAGCAAGTGCCGTAGAGACATTGGTATCTTTGTTGACTCCCTAGCACTTGACTTGTTCATGCAGGGTAATGTTTACACTTATAGATTTGCTGCTGAATATTTTGAGAATGCAACTACACCTATCGCTAATGGTGTTGTAGGTGAGGAAGCTCCAACGATCACTACGCTGAACAAAGCAGCAGAGATGATCAAAAAAGCAATCACCAATCAACTTTATGAGAAAGATCTAACGATCACTGCTGATAATGCACCTGGATCTGCATATGGTCAGGTATCTAAGGATTACACACCACACGGTGCATCTTATGATCCAGCAACTGGTCTTATGATTCTTAGCATTGCCAATCATGGTTTGAGCATTGGCGATCGTGTCAAGATTGCTGACAACTCACTCACATTTACTTGTACATCAGATGGTAACGTTTCTAACAATACCTATCCACGTACATCTGACCCTGCATCTGGACAGTATCTAGAGATCACTTCATCTTCAACAGATACTATCACAGTTAATGTTGGTGCTTCTCCTGCTGGTCAACAATATGCACATACATTTGTAAGTGCTGCAACTGATGCTGTTAACTTTGCTGGTAATACTGCTAACCAATTGTTTGATGCTCAGCAATTCCTCTGCTCTGATGTACAATCTGCTGTTGATACTCTTACTGGTGTTGCCACAACAATTATCGCTGCTGGTAACCTCAGTTCTATGCCAACTGAAGTTAACTATGGTACAGGAATGGGTCCTGGCGAAGTTAAATGTGCTCGTGACCTTGGTTACTTCATTGATGCTATCTCTGTTGACATGTTCTGTGAAGGTAATAAGCACACAAGAACATATACAGAACAATACTTTACTAATGCTACCACACCTCTAAGCAATGGTCTTGTGGGTGAGGAGGCAGAAAGTGTAACTGCATATAATACTGCTATCAATGTAATGAAGCAGGCGATCACTAACCAGTTATACTATAAGGATCTTACTGTAACTCCTGGTGATGCATCATACAATGATGGCAATGGAACTATTCCTAACAATAGCACTGCTGCATGTGCAGATGTTCAAGCAGCACTTGATAACCTAGGAACTATCGTTACTGATGCAATCATTGCTGGTAATATCACTGGTGGTATCTGGAACCAACCTGCTAACGAAGGTACATTCATCACTGGAGAAGCTAAGTGTCGTAGAGACCTTGGTATTGTTGTTGACGCTGTTGCACAAGACCTTTGGTTTGGTGGTAACGAGTTTACTATCGCTGCAACTAAGGAATACTTTAACAATAACCAGTTGATCGCTAACGGTGTTGACGCTGAAGTTGGACCTTCTATCACTGCATTCAAGCGTGCTGAAGATCTAATGCAGCGTGCATTGAACAACGTTTATTATGATCGTGACCTTAACATTACACTAGATCAAATTGGTGATCCTCCAATTGTTGGAGATATTGAGTGTGATGCACACGATATGGTTCTAGACAATGTAGACTTCATCGCTGAAGAAGCATATCTCCGTATGCTTGCTGCATATCCTTCTTACACACCACAGGCAGACAATACTGCACAGGATTGTAAGGATGATGTTGTTAGCGTCCTTAAAGAAGTTATGTGGGACGTTAAGTTTGGTGGTAACTACAAGACTTATGATGCTGCTAAAATCTATGTCACTAACTATGACTACAGAGACGGTACTACTGTAGAAACATTCATTGATGCTGAGCGTGATGAAGCTGCTAAGGTAATGACCGAGGCGAAGAACATCGCGATGCAGGTTATCAAAAACGAGACTGTATCTGTAACTTCAGGTAATACTCTAACCCAGAAGATTGACACAACTATTGTTGATGACTGGGACTATGATGAACTACTACCTAAGTGTGGTTCTGCTGTAAATGCTGTTGATACTTTGATGGGTATCATCATCCAAGCAATTGGTAATGATGGTGGTGTAGGTAATCTTGATGGTGTAGTTAGAACTACTTTTGACGGTCCTGATCCTGCATGGAACACTCCACTTAACATTCTCAGCACAACTGCTACATCTATCACGATTAACACTGGTGCATCTGCATCTGGAGATCAATATCCACATACTTTTGTTGCTGCTGTCGCAGGAGCTGTTGTATCTGGTGGTAACTATCTACACACATTTGTAAATGCTTCTCCTGGTGCTGTTAGTGTTCTTGGTGGTTCACAATTAACACCAACAAATGCTACTTATGATGCTACTACTGGTCTAATGGTGTTGTATTTCGGTACTGCACATGGTGTAACAGTTAGTGATCAGGTATCTCTAGCAGATAACTCCTTTACCTTCTCATGTGATATGGGAAGAACTGCATCTACTAAAACATATCCACGTCCTGGTAGTGATCCTTTTGCTGGTCAGAACATTCAAGTTGCTGCTGTAACTGACTATAGCATTAGTCTTAATGTTGGCACATCTCCTCTAGTAGAGTGGAATGTTAGTAACGCAGTATATGATCCTGCAACTGGAACTACTGCTCTAACTATTGGTGCTCACAATCTAGAGGTAGGAACAAGCATTAAACTTAAGGAAGAGTCACTCATCTTTAAGTGTACTAAAGATCAGAATGTAACTACTCACGCATATCCTAGAGCTTCTGGTAAGTATCAACCAACTGCATATGCAGATGGTAACTGTTCTGATGTTCTTGCAACTGTCAACGCATTGGTTGACATCGTATGTAACTCTCTAAATGATGGTGATCTAGACAATCTACCACCTCTAAACAATGGTGAGTGGGATTGTGCAAACGTTCGTGGATCTATTGAGACACTATTTGATATCCTACAGGATGCAATTGTTGGTGGCACACTTGCTGGACTACCTCCTCTTAACACAGGTGACTTTACTGTCAACAACGAAGCATCCAAGTGTTTCCGTGACGTTACTTACATCGTTGATGCTATTGTTAATGACCTCAGACTTGGTGGTAACATCAATAGCATCCAAGCAGGTGAAGCATACTACGTTGGTAACAACCTAGAGTACATTGATGGTGAGAAGACTGAAACTCTAGATGCATGGGATTACGTCGGTCAAATGGCAACTGCTGCCATGAGAAACTTTGACGTTCTAGGATTTGATTGTTCTACCACTGCTGGTAGTGCAATTGTTGACGTTAATGATACTCGTGGCATCATTATTGGTATGAGTGTTGTTGAATATGATAACTCTAGAGGTCAAACAGATCCTGCTAACCCAGCATTTGTCAACGGACTTCTACAGGATAATGCAACTCCAATCTATACCAACATTCCTGAAGGAACATATGTCAAGAGAATCGTAAGTAATACACAGATTGAACTTGGTGTTAATGGTTCTAGATTGAATGAGGGTAACATTGTTAATGCTCTACAAACTAGCAGCACAACTGACCTCTACTTTGTATACTCTAAGGGTATTTGGGCAGACACACTACCAGATACTGTAATTGTTGGTCCTGAGGCAGATGGTCCTGAAGTCATTCAAGATACTCTAACTTCTCCATCTTACAGAGAGTGTTCTGGTACTGCTGATGCTATTGAAACTCTAGTTGGTAACATCACCACTATTATTAACAGTGGTCTTGGCACAGTTGTAAGACAAGAGCAGACAGTTAACACTGCATTACTGGCATCTAGAGCTACTGTATTCACAATTGACACAGGTGGTAACCCATCTGACCCACACAAGTTTGAAACTGGAACTCCAGTCAGACTTGTACCACGTCCTCGCTTTGATGTTGTAACTGGTAAGTATGTTGATGTTGATAAGCGTCTTGTTAGACTACCTAACGGATTTGAGACTAACAGAACATATTATGTTATTGCTCCTGGTAGAGTAACACAACCAGAGAACTACGGTGCTACTACATTCTTTGATGGCAGTGATCAAACTAGATTAATGCTTGCAACTTCCAAAGAAAATGCTGCAGCAGGTATCTATATCTACGCATCTGAGACAGATAGCATTGACTCTGATGTTGAAATTGATATGTACCAATTCATCCTAGATGAAAAGTACGATCTACACAACTATAAGGGATCTTTGAGTACCTCAGTTGTTGCTGGTATTGAAACTGATGTTTCTCATATCTTTGACAGACCATCTGCATCTCTATCTTCTAATGAAGCTCAGAAAGTATTCATTAGAGCAATTGAAGGTGGACAGTTACCACTAGTTGGTAGTCAGTTTGCTGGTAACTCTAATGTTGCTGTCACTGATGTTAATGATGCTAATGTTGGTAGAATTAATCCTAAGGTTGAATTCTTTGTAAGATATCAGAATAGTAAGACATTTACTATTCACGAGACTTATGCAAATTCAATCAGTGGAGCTGATCCAATTGTATTTGCATCTGGACAAGCAGGACTAATCTTTGATGTGTTCGCGAACAAGCGTCGTGTTCCGATGAAGTTTGATCCTGGTTTCACTGATGCTACAACTGACACAGGTAAGTGGTTTATTCAGTGTAAGGATGAAGTTACTGGACAACCTGATAGTGTCAAGAAGGATAATATCTTCTGGAGAATTAATGAGTCTGATTACTCAGATAGACAGAGATCCACTGATATGTGGTATCAACGTCTAGAAGATAATCGTGATAAGGATGACAGAACATACAAGATTCGTATGGTCATTCCTAAGTATCTTGAGAACGCAAGAGATCCTATCAGTGGTTTCGTTCTTAAGACTAGAACTGACGATACTCGTAAGTTAGTACCACAGAAAGTTCTATTAAAACCAGTTGTTGGTACAGTATATGGTGCTCGTTTTGAGAACCCAGTACAAGCTGGTGAATTCATTGGTTTCACCTCTGCAGATTTCTCTGCAAATAACCTCAACCTTGAAGCACAATATGATCCATACAAGAAAGATCAAACTGGTGCAGGTATTGAGTACAGATCATTTGCAAGATTCTCTTCTGGTGTTCAGGCAACCATCCAGTCTGGTCGTTATGTAGAAGATAATCTAGATGCTTCTATCAAGTATCTTGAATTAACTGTTAATGATCATACTATTGACTCTAGGAATTTCCCTGGATTGAGAAATGAGATCCTAACAACAGTTAAGATCACTGCTCCTCAAGGTGGAATTTTCAGTGTAAGTAAGACTGAAAACCTAGCAAATTCTGCAAATGCAGTAAGTTTTGCTGGTAATTCTTCTGGTCTTGCTAACATTCATGCTTACTTCACAGTTGGTGGTGATCACTATCTAATCATCAAGAATATCCGTGGTGGTAAACTTGAGTACAGTGAGTATGCTAACACAAGATTCACTCAAGGCACTGTTTTTGCTGACATGCTTGAGGATCAAGATATGGGTAAATCCCTACCTCTGAAGACTCAAATCGCAAAAAATAATCCTGAGTTTTTCTACAAGCAAAACGGCGCTAACGTTTATACTATCACCCCTGGTGATACTATTCAAGATGACGCTGGTGTTGAATACTATGTTGATAGTGTTGAGGATGCAGGCGTCATTGAAGACACCTTCTATATCTTTGGATATGAAACACTACAGCGTAGAATTGCTGGTCAGCAAGATGGTATCTACTACATTACTGCTCTCCGTGGTAATATCTCACCATTCCCAACTGGTGCTGGTGTAACTAACAACTTTAAGAAGTTTAAGTTCTCTCAACCAGTCAGCAAACTATATCCTCTAAACTTTAGAAATGATCCTCTTTGGTTTAAGAATTCTGGTACAACTCAGGCAGAAAAAGATTACTATGCTGGATTGATTGATCCACCATCTACATCCTCTGCTGCTGATAACTACATCCATGGTTTGGTTTCTGTTAACGACTTTAAGAACTCTGTAACCAGAGAACTTATGGAAGATCTAACAAATCAACCAGCATTTATCATGAACAACTACAGTGGTTCAAATGCTATCCAGGCACAAGATGGTAATGCTACTTCTGGTTCTGAAGATCGTCGTATTCCTATCGCTGGTAACAGCACAGTTCTAGCTGATCAGCGTTACTACATTGAACTTAGAAGACCATCTATTGCTCGTGCAGGTAACCATACGTTTGAATACCTTGGATTCGGTCCTGGTAACTACTCTACAGGTCTCCCAGCGCGTCAGGAAGTTGTCTTAACACCTGATGAGGACTTCTACGCACAAAGTAAGAAACAAGACGGTGGTATCGTCTTCTACACTGGTATTAACTCTCAGGGTGACCTCTACATCGGTAACAGAAGAATCAACGCTATTACTGGTGAAGAAACGTTTATTGATAGAGCAACACTAGCAGATGATGGAGACGAGGATGATACAATTGGCGGTCTAGTTACTACTTTTGATACTCCAGTAACCTTCAATCAAAATATCACTGTTGTTGGTGGTGATGGAGAACTTGTTAATACGTTTGAATCTCCACTAATCGTTGCTGTTCAGGATGAAGATCTAACACAGTCTCGTGATGCACTCATTATTCGTTCTAATGTATCCTCTGTTGATCCTGTAACTCAACTGGAGCAAGATGAGGGTCTAGATAGAACTTCTTTCGCTCCTCCAACCGAGGGTGATATCAGACTAAGCAAGAATAGAATCCGTTCTGCTATCTTCCAGTTCAATGCTAGAGGAAATGGTCAGAGTTACATGTTCCAGACACATACTGTTGCTGGTATTGCATCTAATATTACTCCTAACCAGACTCCATTAATTGCTTCTGGTGGTTCTAGAATCAATGCATCACAATATATCACTTATGGTGGTGTATTACCTGCTCCTGGTGATGTTCTATTCAAAGGAGCTGAAATTGGTAAGAATGGATCTATTGCATGGGTTCTTGCAAACTACTTCCAAAATCTTGCTAATAATACCATTGATAACATCGTCTTTGACGGATCTAATGTTGTTAAGATTGAATTTAGAGACTTTAATAGTGGTGTTGCACTTGCAGTTGGTAATGACATTGGAATTACCTCTGCATCTCAGATTAGAATCAAGAATTTCTACTATGATCCTAGACTGAATCTTACTTGGACAGTATATGCTTCCAAACCTGGTGATCCATTCAATCCAACAAATAACTACTGTCACTTCCAAGTTATTGATCAAATTCCACAGGATACACAACCTTGGGAAACAATTATTGCTGGAACTCCTAGTGGTGCTGATCAACCAACTATTGAATTCTCTAATGCTAATTTCAAGGAAGTTGGAGTTATTGGTGCTGAAGCACTTAGAACTGAAACCGAGAGTATTGGTGAGTATAAGTTAGGTATCAACACTGTTGCTCGTGCTCCACATAGTGCATACACAAATGCATGGGTTGATAACCTTACAACTGATCCTCGTGCAAACCTTGATGTTGTTGGTAATGCATTCATTAGTGGTAGAGTTACAGGTGATTTCTTAGATCATACTAACTTCGCTGATCGCGATAAGACTGCTGTTGATAACGCATTCTTAGTTGGTGGTGATAGTGAGACTCCTAATCTTGAGGCAGTCTTACGTGTTGCTACTACAAACGGTGGTCGTGTTGGTATTAATGTTGATAACTCTCAACTAGACAGAGCTCTGGTTGTAGATGGCACATCTAGATTTACTGATGATGCTCGCTTTGAGCATGACATTGAAGTCAATGGTGATGATGGTACAACTGCTGAGATCAGAACTTCTCAGACTACAGGTACTTTCAACCTAATCAATGATTCTACATTCACTGGAACATTAAACTTCGTTCAAAATGTAGAGAACATCAATATTGGTAATACTACAACTGAAGACCAGTTCATTAATATTGGTAGAGGATCACTTCATAGTAACATTTACTTAGGTGTTACACCTGATACTCCTGCTACAAATATTTCTAAAGTAGAAATTGGTGGTGCATATCTTAACACCAACGAAGATCTATCTTACACCAAGATTAAGACTAGAAACTTCAGAGTTGATGGTGATATGTGGCTTGGATTCCGTAGAGGAATTGGTGACACTGTATCACTCAAGTCACAGGCATCACAGGTTGATTTCTTCTCTAATACTGGCGGTCCTTCTACTCTCAACTTTGCAACTAATGCATCTGAGATTAATATTGCAGGTCAGGGTGGTAAGACAACTATTAACAACCAGTTAGAAGTTATTGCTTCTGCTACATTCCAAGGCGACATCACAATGTGTGGTGGAGTTGCATCATTCTCCTTTGATGGTGCTAGAGGACAGATGGGTACTGATCCTGTCGGTCATGATGATGGTGTTCTAAGTGATACTCTATTCAATAAGAACATTGACATCCTCAACGTATTAGTTGTAGATCCATTTGGAGCGGAAGGATATAACCAAGTTGATACTGCTGGTGCTGGACTTTGGGGTTCTGCTGCTTATCAGCAATCAGTCAACATCGGTGGTGTTGTTGAACCAACTGAGCTAGTTGCTCTATCTGGTGATGAGTTCTACTTACCACTTAAGAATCAACCACTCAAATTAAATGGTGATCCATACTTCGCAACTAATGACTATATCATTATTGACAGTGCTGTTGTTGGATCTGGTTCTTCTGCAACAGGTCATCCAGAAATTCTACAGATTGTAGAACTAACTAGAATCAATGCTTCTCCTTATTATATTAAGGTCAAGCGTCGTCCGTTCGGTGCATTTGGTGGTGTCCTAGAAAATCACGCTGATACTACACCTATCTACAAGGTTAACGTACAGTTTGATGCAACATGGACTGAGCAAACATTAGATAACACTGGACCTAACGATAATGTATATCTTTCTGAGTTTGGTGGAGCACTCACTAACAATGATTACGTTATCATTGATAGAGATGACCAATCCGCTGTTCCAGAATATATCAAGGTTGTTGCACCTCTAGAGGCAAATGAGCAGAAATTTATTATCTCCAGTGATTGTTCTGCAGGTAGTGCTGGTGATGTATTTGTTGTTAACTCTGTAACAGGAGACACTACCATCTTAGGTAATACTGTTATTAATAACACACTTACACTTAAGGGTGGTTGTGGAACTGCAAATGCTGTTCAAATTACTGGTGACATTGCATCTAGATCTAGAGTCATTGATGGAGTAAGTGTTACATCATCTAATAAAACATTAGCAGATATTAAACCAGGTGATTCTGTAAAAATTGTTACTGATAATTGCCCTGTAAAAGTTCTTCAAGATACTGAGGTTGACTTTGTATTTGGTGGTGTTATTTACCTCAATCAACCATTTGTTGGTGGATCTTCTGCTAGTAGCGTCACTCTAATTATTGAGAGAGACGAACGTCTAACTCTCACTGATGGTGTAGGTAACGAGACATTTGATGTTAACACATGCTCTGGAACTACTGAAATTGGAACTTACGCTGGTAGATTTGATGTAGGACTAGCTTGGTCTAGTAATAACTCTTACACTAATGTTGCTTCAATTGAGAATGTAGTTGATTTAGATGATGTAGTTGCTTATGGTTACTACGTTGATCCTCAAACCATTCAGGAGAATGGTCCTGCTACTACTATTAGAGCAGCAACAGCAACTGGTAGCAATCCATCATTGCTACAAATTCCTATTCAGTCTGCTGGTGAAGGATCTGGAAGATTTGCAGTTGGTGATATTATTGCTGTTGGTCCTACTGCTTCCTTTACTGGTGCTGGACAACTTGAATTCCTTGTAATTGATGCTGTTATCGCTCCTGATAGTGATATTCCTACTCTTGTCGCACAACGTGCTCAAGAGGGAACAGTCACAATGAGTCATAATATTGGTGATTCTGTAAGAAGAATTATCAAACATGAAACGTGGTCTCGTGTTAATGATGCTGAGATCAGACAAAGACAAGTCAGTGGTTCTCCTACAGATTATCTTTCTGTAATCTTAGAGAGAGGATATATTTCACAGCAAAAACTAGATTATAAGCAGTGGTTGAGATTTAGCAATAAGTCTAATGATGAAGAGATTCTAACTGTTGTAAATGGTAGACTATATGGCAAAGTTCATGAGTCTGTCATGGATGAGCAAATTTCTGATGGTGCTAAGTCTTACAGGCAGGGTAGCTTGCATGTCACCAATAACTTTACGATGGGTGGTGGTGACTTTATCATCTATGATTCTGTAAAACAGACTGAACTATTCAAGTTTACTAACGACGATGGTCATGCTGATCACCAAGGTCTACTAAACTGGGATGCTGGTGTAATTGCAAGAGGTGACTTCTTCTTATATCCATCATCTTGCCCAGAAAACGTTATTACAACACTGTCTTGTGATCCATCGTTCTCTATTGATAACCTTGGAAATGGCACAATTAAAACTTCCCTAACTATTACAGGTGAAGCATCTGCTACTCCTGGTCCTGATTCTGTATTTTCTGTACAAAATCTTGGAATTAATGGCGGAAGCACTTTTGATATCAACCGAGATCGTTCTGTTGATGCCTTTGGTCTTACTAATTACTACACAAGTAGTGGTGCAAGACACACCAGATATATTTCTGCAGCATCACCTGAAGGAGATCTACAACTGATATCAAATATTGTTTATATGGTCAATGTACAAGCAACACAAACCTTGATTGTAACTCTACCATCTGGAGCACAAACTGGTGACATTGTTAGATTGATTGACGTTGGTGGTAATCTTAAGTATGATACCACACTTGTCGTTAGAACCCCTGAAACTAGTGGAACACCAATTCAAGGAGACAACACTGGTACGCTATTTGGTGATAGACTTACACCATATCCTTCTGGTGAATTAGTTGTTCAAACAGCAAATGCTGCATTCGCTCTGATCTATCTCGGTTCTACTGATAGTAATAATCAAATCGGAATTCCAACCAGTGTACAAGGTTGGTGGCTAATGGAGGTCTAATACAAACAAATGGCAAGTTATAACAGAATCAAAGCACAAAAAGCCAGTCCTATCGGCACCATTATGCCATGGACTGGTAGTTCTAGCACTTCTGCTTTAACCTCTGATGCAATCCCTAAAGGGTGGATTGTCATGAGAGGTCAGCAGTTGCGAGCAAAAGATTATCCATTGTTAGCACAGACATTGGGTAACTTATATGGTCCACTTGTAGAACCAGGACAACCTTTTGTTGGAATTTCAAATAGTTATCCAAATTATAATGATGATGATGTGTTTAATTTGCCAAATCTTTCTGGACAATCATTAATTGATTTAGAAACTAGTTTGATTGATCCAACTGATTTGTTTGTTGTTGGACCATATACTTCTTTAAACGGTGCTGAGTCTGCTCAGCAACCACTAACAAATGTTATATCATATATTGATATTAATTTCTCTGTACAAGTTAGTTCTACATTGGCAGGAAAGATTAAAGGTATTGCTTTTGAAGAACCAACATTTTTTGACACTCTAAGAATTATTCCTAGAAAACTTGGTGTTGAGCATACACCAGGTCATAGTCATTCTAGACCTACTGATGGTTTCTACCCATCTGTTGAACTTGGTGGTGGTTATCTTGGATTGTTTGAAGCAGGTAACTTTGATGTTCAGGACAGTGAATTTGTTACTGGTGCTGATATTGGATTTAATTCTAATGAAGAACAAGCAGATAGATTTAATACAGGAGAAGTAACTTGGACAGCATATGATCCTACAGCAAATAGTTTGCCCACATTATCTACATTTAGAAATTATTCTGATGACTCTGACGTAATTCCTATTACTCCAACAGGAAGTAGAACGGTTGGACAATATGGTAATACTGTTGAATATCAAGATGATAATAGTTGTATTGTAAACGTAGAACAACCAGCAGTTACCGCTCCATTCCCACCACCAGGAATTTATCTAGGTCAAAGAAACTATTACATATCAGATCAAGTTCCAGGTTATAGAAGAGGAGAGGGCGTAACCTTTGTACCTCCTGCAGGTGCAGTAAATACATTCCAATTGAGAGAGAATCTTACTAAAGCTGATGGATATTATCCAAAGAATGTGGGTAACTGGGCATACTTATCTGGATCCATGGGTTGGAGTGATATTAATGACTCTGTTACTGGTAATTTTCCTCTAAGTGGAGGATCTGGTACAGGAATTATTGTCAATGCTACTTTTGAAGCATGGCCTGATCCCTCATTAGCAACAGGTGGAATCTCTCCTATTGCTGGAGATTTTTCTTTACAACAAGATTCACTTGGTGGAGATAATCCTAATGAAGGTATTACTGGTAGTGGTAATTATTATCCAGGAGTTATAAACAGTTGGGCATATAGTAATGATGGTGATCAAAAACAACTATGGACTGATGGAACTGATTTTGTAGAAGAAGAATTTAATATGACTGGTGGTAGTGGAACTGGTATGGTTCTGAGAATAAGACTAGAACCATGGAAACAACCATTTCTTCAAGGTGCTGGTATTGTTGCTGCTACATTAGAAGGTTATCATAATGAAATTACTGCTGTTGAAGATGACTCAGCATGGACAAATGGACCAGGACCTGATGGTTGGTACAATAGTGATGGTATGGGAAATAATGATTGGTTCTATTCTACTGATGGTGATTCTGCTCAATTTTGGAATGATTACAGTGACTTTACAGTTGTCACTTGCAAATCAGATGATGGTACATTAGTATCATCTGATGGAAATGGAGGAGGAGCTGAAATTAGACTTAGAATTGAACCAGCAAGAGGTCCCAACGCAAATGCTGCTTATCCTCCTAACGCACGATGGAGAGTAATTGAAGTCGTTGAAGCTGGTTATGGTTTTACTCCTGGAGCAACATTACAGTGTTTGTTTAATACTGATAGAAGAGCTGCTCTAAATCTTGGTAATACCCAAATGAACAACAGTGGTGCTACTTCTGCTGGTATTTTAAGAATTGGCACCGTTACAGATGGTTTTCAGTATCCAGACGATACTAGATATAAAATTGTTGAAATTGTTGAAGAAGGGACAGGATATCAAATAGGTGACTTTTTAAACTTTAGTTTTAATACACCAAGAAGAATTAATCTTGGTCTTCCCAATACACAACTTGATCCTGATCCGATCGCATTGGATGGTATCGCTGTAAATGGTGGTACTCCTGATAATACTAGATATAAAGTTAATGCTATTAATGTTTTAGGTGAAGGATATACTTCTGGTGACATACTAGGATTTCCTGCTAGTCAATTTAGTCCAAGAACTCCTGCTATTGCTATTGATGATTTGTTTAAAACTGAGACAGTATACCCTGGTCCCGATGGTGGTGGATCTGGTGTTATTACGGATCCAGAAGATTACTATGGTGCTGTTGGTGCTGGTAGAGATACTCCATATCCAACTACATTGAATCATGGTGCTGATGCATTCACATCTAACTCACTTGGATCTCACAACCATTTTACTGTTGACATAACAATGTCTAGAGGTCAGATGGATTTGCCTGGCACTATTCTGATAAATAATATGACGACTGGAAATGTTGAACCTATCAATGTTGACAGGGGATTAAGCGTACAGGTTAATCCTAATACACCATCTCTAACTGTACTGTATATTATCAGAGCATATTAATATGGCAGTATTTTATAGCAAAGAAAGAGCAAAGTTAGGAACACTAACTGGATCTATTATCAACTGGTCTAATCAATTGTCATCAACTGATCCAGACGATCCTAATACTTTGAGAGATTTACCTGCAGGTTATCTTAGATGTGATGGATCTGTATATCAAGCAGAGATTTATCCACAGTTAGCAGAAGTTTTAGGAGTTGGTGTTAGTTGTAGATATAAAAAACCTGATACTGATTTATTAGATAACCAATTTCAAGTTCCTGATCTAGGTGCTAAAAGTATTAGAACATCAAATGCATCAAACTTAGGTGACTATGTTGATACTTATTTGTTAAATGATTCTGGTCAAACGATTACAAAATCTGGTGTTGGACTGGAAGTTAGTACAAATATTGGTACAGTGTTTGAAGTTCAATATCAAGGAAACTTTTTTATTCCAACACAAACTTTAGAAATTACTGGTGAACCAGGATTTACTAGAGCTACTGGTAACTATACAGAAGAATCAGAGGTATTGCATACAGCGTTTCAACCTCATGCTCACTTCCATGATGGTAAAAGATCTAGAGTTGCTGCTAGTAATGGAAATGAGTTTGGTCTCTTTGGTAGAAATTCATATGCTTCCAAGTCTACATTATGCATTATGTCTTGGGCAAACAATACCGCACAACCTTTATGTCAAGCAACAGCATCAAGACGTGCTACTGCTTTCCAAGAAAGAAGAGAGTCATATCCATGTACATTTTTTCCTCCTGATATTTTGGAATACTATGGTGCATGTTGGTCTGGATGTACCTTTGATGTTCAAAGTAAGTGTTTGATTCCTGGAAATATTCCTGGTCAAGGTACATTTGGTTGTGCTACTGGTGGATCTCAATCAGGATTTCCTATCTGGGAAGGCAACTCTGGAAACTGTGGTAACATCCGTTACACTGGTACAATGGGATGTACAACTCCTAGTCCATGTCCTGTTGGTGCTGCAATATGCTCACCACCATCATCAAATGCAAGGATTCAAACAGTTCCTGCTAACTACACACCATCAACTGTATCACAAGCTACTCAAGTTCCTTTTGATTCTGTTCCAAATGACCCTACATTTGGTGCGGTAAATAATGTTGTTACTGATGTACAAGAGTATGGTGATGAGTGTAATCACAAACATTTTGTTCCATTTGAACAAGATGATCACACGTTTTTGGTAAAGACTAATGCTGTAAATATTCCTGCAACAGATATTGTATCTACTATCCAGATAGATATCAATGAACAAAACAAAGCAGATAGTTACATCCAACCATTTTTAGTTCAAGAGTTTTTGATTAAGTATTAACAGATGGCAACGTACAGGAATCAATATTTAAATTACTATGCCGACAAAAATGGACAACACAGTCCAGTCGGTACAATTCTTCCTGTGTTTGTTGGCACTGATCAACAAATAGATGGTGAGGATCCTGATTATACTTACAGAAATCACTTATATTGTGATGGTAGATCTTTAAAAATTAGAGATTATCCAACTTTATATTCATCTATTAGAAATAGATATGGTGGCGCATCTGGTGTAACTGTCACTCAATCTGCAGATCCTGGTGGATTGAGAAGATCTTACATCATTAACAATAAACTATTCTTCCAGTTTTATAAGGATCCTACTAATGATAAGGTAAACGTTCAAATGCCTTATCCTTATAATACTGCATTAAGATTCAATACTATGGGGCAATTTCCTACTAATACAGGAGCAGCTCTCAATACTAATACAATATATCCTTTAGTTGAACCAACTGAAGATGTAACTTCTCAAGCACAAACAGGAGAATTTGCATATGAAGTCACACTTCCTGATAACATTGATTTAAGCACTTTTTCAGCATCACAATATACTTGGTCATTTGTTGCACCATCTTCAGCACTACATCCAGATATTTCACTATCAAAGAGTTTTTCTCTGAATGATTATCCATATAATATTGGAACATTTAATCTACCAGACTACAGACAAAGAAAAATTTTAGGATTTGGTAATGTAAATGGTGCTGGAACAGCAACACCAGAAAATGCTATTAATAACTTTGTAGGACAGATTGGTGGAAAATGGTACATTGCAAAGAATGTATTAGTTGATAGTGGAGAATTTTTTAATGTTGGTGATGTAAAAACTACAGGATACACTGATATTGTTGCTGATGTATCAGCATATGCAGATGGTTTTGTAAAGTATAGAGTAGGACCAATTGATGATCATACTTTCTCATTTCCACCACGACATCAACATAGAATTTTATCTGCTGAAGTAGATGCAACCAGACGTGCTGAATTAGGACCATCTGAAGTAGATAAGTATGCTGTTAATTACATTGATAGTAGAGCAAATATTATTGAATTTGAACCAGAAGGTGCTGGCGGTGATCCTTTAGGTCACTCTCATGGTATTATTGGTACGAGATTGCAAAGTCCAGCGATTGCGACATATGGCAATACTCCTGGTATTGGTGAAAAAGATGCATCGTATAACTATGCGGTTTCCGAATCACCATCAGTTCCTTTAGCAAGTGTAACATACGATCCTTCTAGTGGATATATTACTTTTAATACAGATGGAAATCATGGTTTTGCTGTTGGTGATAATATTGTAGCTTCAAATGTATCACCTGCTGAATTTGCTGGAGTGTTTACAGTAGAAGCTGCTGGATTTGGTGCAACTAATTTTAACGTACTACCAAGACCAAACGAAACACCACCAATTAATAATGCAGTTGTTGCGTCAGGTGCTAATGTAAAATTAGCTGGTGGTTATTTTGTAGAAGAAGAAATTACACAATCACCAAGAGCATATGTTATTGATAATAATACACTAGTTGGTGGTAAGCAAGCAGAGTTTGAAATTCCAGGAAATGCTATCACAATAGCTAGTGAAACTATCACTACACCATCAAGTGCAGTTGTTCCTATTCCGAATCCAAATTTAGGTACAGTTATTGGAATACAAATTATTTTAGAAGCTCCAGGTGGTGGAGGTGCTGATAGTGACACTGATGGTGGTAATGGTGGATCAGCATCAGTTACTCTTGACGTTGATGGAGATTTATATACCATTACTGCAAATGGTGGTAGTGGTGGACAAGCAGGAAATAGTGGTGGTGCAGGTGGTCAAGGTGGAACGTTGTCCATTCCTATTTCTTTAGTAACAGATTCTAGATTTGAATTCTCTACTACTAATGGTATTAATGGTGAAGATGGTGGTCAAGGTGGTGCAGGAGCATTCTCTTTAGGAGGTGGAGGTGCGCTTAATCCAACACCTCTAAACAGAGGTGGTAATGGTGCATCAACAGCATTTGAAAGTACAACTAATGTACCAACTACAACATATACTAGTAATGGTTCTTGGACTATTCCTACCGCTTCAGGAAGTGAAACTAATAGACAAATTACTGTAAGACTATCTGGCGGTGGTGGTGGTTCAGGTAACCCAAATGCTAACTCTACATGTAGTGGATCATGGCCAGGTCACCCAACATCAACTAGTGGCAAATCTGGTGCTGTTGGTGGTTATGGTGGTAGAGCTGCGAGACTTCTCGGTACATTAACTACAACATCAGGAACACTTTCTTGGGAAATTGGTCAAAAAGGTAACGCTGGATTCAACAATGTTGATGGTAACAACGGAACTGGAAAGGAAGCAGGACCAGCATCTGGTGGTATTGGTGGTGGTCAAACCTATGGTGGTAATAGTGGAATTGGTGCATGGGGTAACGGCGCAACTGGTGGCGGTGGCGGTGGATGTACTGGACTATTTTTGGATGGTACACTAATTGCAGGAGCTGGCGGCGGTGGCGGCGGCGGTGGATCAGGTGGTGGTTTCAACGGTGGTGGTACTACTGATGGTTGCTATCCTGGTGGAAACCATCGTCCTGCTTCAACAAGTCTTGTCACCAGCAGCAGTGCAATAGACTTTGCTGATGGTTCTAATGGATCATCTGGTGGTTGTACTGCTGGTAGTGGAGGCGGTGGTGGTGCTGGATGCGGCGTCGTCGGACAAAGTAATGGTGGTGTTGGTGGACAGGCAGGTGTTGGACATAATGGTAATGGTGGTGGTACAGGTGGACGCCGTGGTGCATCGGCATTTAGAAGTGATTTTTGGGATGGTGCAGTTTCTCTTGATACTAATGGTTCTCTACCAACAACAGATGGATATGTAGAAATTGAATATAGTATTACAGAATTAAATTATGAAGATACTGGTGGTGGCGGTGGACAAGGTTCTAAACTCATAATTACTATTTCTGATCTTGTAGTTCCTGTTTCTGTATCATTACAATCTGCTGGTAACGGTGGTGGCACTGGACAAGATGGTAGTAGAGGTAACATCTTTGTCAGATATGTTGGTCAAGAAGCAGGCACAACACTTCCAGGTGAAATTACAAATCCGTCTGGTAAATATTTTAATTGTACTACAAATGGTACACCTACTGGAGCTCCATTTAATGCCCCTGTTTGGCAGTCTTCTACTGATCCTAATTTAAAACAAAGAGCCTTTGGTATAGGAACTGGTAGTTCTGCTGGATTTGGTTCTGCCAATATTCCATTTAATGGAGGTAAAATAACACAGTATATCAATTTTACTGGTGCTGCGGCAGATGCTGGTGGAGATAGACAACTAGTTGTTGGTGATTTTGATATGACAGCTGTCAATAAGATAAGATTTACAATTATTAGAGGCAGTGGACAAAATGGTGGTGAAAATCCAGATGAAGCATTGAATTTATTCTATCAAAAACAAGGATCAACAAACACGACACTGTTCAGCGAAATATTACTTGCCTCAAATAATGATCCATCATGGCAAGCAATTGATATATCAGTTGCAGAAACTTCTTCAATAAGAGATAGTGGTATTACACTCATTCTATCTCAAGATAGACCAACTGGTGCAAATGACAATGCTACCGCAAATGCTGATAACTATGGTCTTGCTGCCATTACATTGTTCTATGATCCACAAATTATCAATAGATTTGTTTCTACTGGTGGAGCATCTTTACAAGGCAACTTAGATGATGCTGGATTACCAATTAATTCCGATGTGGGTATCAATCAGGTAAGACGAACTGTTACTGTGAAAGATGCATCCTTGACAGTTACGGATGGAACGTTTACAATGTCATCATCCACACCTATTGTTACTACAGCACAAGTTGTATCTGAAGCAGATATTCCGCTAATCACTAAGTATCATAGAGTTAAATACCTAATCAAAGCATTTTAAATTAATGGCAGATTTTATTTTTCCACCTGAGAAATTGGTGGCTGATTTTGACGATTTTATTGGTATCTGGGATAATTTCTTCCCACCGCAGATGTGTGATGATGTAATTGAGAAATGTCTGCAAGCAAAAGAAAATAATGGATGGATGAATGTAGATTGTGGTATGGGACAATTTCCACATGGAAAGTTAGGTCGTAGTGATTATCAATATTTGTTCAATGAACATGAGAGTGAGATATCCAAGCAAGTAAGAGAATATTTAAAATGTTGTGTTGCAAGTTATACTACTGAATTTGCTACATTGAGACCAACTAAAATGATTACTAATATCATTAAGTTTCAGCAAACACCTCCTGGTGGTGGTTATCATGACTGGCATTATGAAACTTCCGCATATCATGCTTCTAGTCGTGAATTAGTATGGACAATATATCTCAATGATATGCCTGTAGGTGAAGCAGAAACTGAGTTCATCTATCAAAAAAGAAGAGTACAACCAAAAAAAGGCAGAGTTGTAATTTGGCCAGCGGCATTCACCCATACACATAGGGGAAATACTGTATTTTCCCAAGATAAATACATTTTAACAGGATGGATTCATAAGACAGTATAAACATGGACATCGCATCACCATCAAAAACAGCATTGTACTTGAATGCATTTGATAAAAACATTCAAGTTGACGGAGTTATCAAGACAATTGATGACTCATATTGGGCAGACAACATTGTTCCCATCTTGTATCCTCTATGGGATTCTGATAAAGATAAACTAGAAGTTTTTGTCAAGTACAAGGATGGTACGGCAAAGATGAACAAGACCAAGTATCAACGTCAGCAGAAGACTGGTGTATACAAGTGGGTCTCTTATCAGTTTGATCTATCACCATTTACTGATGAAGTAGATGATTTGTATAATCGTCTCTTAGAAAAGTATACAGAGTATAGAGTAGGACAAGAAAACGATTTAGAAAGATCGTTAGCAGGAGCATTTGCAAAGAGTGCTATTCTTAATTGGAATAAAGTTATTCTAATTAGAAACTTTCTACTCATGGACAGTGATTGGACACAACTTGGTGATGTACCACTCACTGATGCTCAAAAAGAAAACTGGAGAACATATCGTCAGAAGTTGAGAGATTTACCAGAAGATCAGAGCTCTGCTGCTGCTAATGATGTAAAATTCCCAGTAACACCATCTAAACATGAAGCAATGGAAGATGGCAAGGAGTATCTATCTGATGAATTTAATCATGTCTATAAGATGAATCAAATAGTATACAGTAAATTTGCAGATAGAATCACTAACTATCTTGCTATTGCTATTTCTACTCAAGCAATTGATGAGATGCCTGTAAGTAGAGTACATAGAGTACAAACTAATGATAAGTCTCTTGATGATATCTTGTCCATTATTGAAGAAGGAGAAGTAGGATAATGCTAATCTCTTTAAATCCTAAAACAGAAGCAATGTTAGTAGCAGACTATGCTGCTATTGCTGAGAAATACGTCATTGTTATTGATAATAGTCAGTATCATACACTATCTGATACTAAGAAAGCGGAAATTTTTGCATGGTACGAAGATATCATTCCAGAAGCAGAGATTGATAGAATCTTTGAACTAAAGACAGTATACTATTATTTCCCAAATGAGCAGAGTGCAGTGGACAATTGTTACGACTGGTTCCCACAACCACAGAACTGCCCTGATGCAATGCATCACATTCCAGCATATGTGATCAAACCTAATGGTGGCATTCCATATGTTAATACAAATCCAACACCACCAGAAGAGGGTTGACACGTCCTTGATAGTGTGATACGCTAGCAGAGCACCAGTGGTGATCCATGCTAGAATTTTGCTATGAACTTCCTTATGAGGAACTTGACTTTACAAACAAAGAAACTCGCGAACTTTATCGTATTGGAAGGGGAGAGCAAGGAGTGCTATTGGTACGCCCTTACACTAACGACATTTGTGCTCATTGGAGGTTTGTAAATGAGGATGCTGCTAGCAAATCTGCTAATAAGATTTACTCCATGTACTGTAACTATAAGAAGTCTGGAGACTTCATTGGTATGGACATGGCACGAA